TAGTTCACCTCCCTCACGCGCATACCATAGGTGCGCCGATAAACCCCTTTTCTACAAGCTTCTTATGAAAGAATTGTTTGCCCTGCGGGGTGAAGAACACCCTTACCGATACGATATCCGACTTAGTGTACCAATCTTTTGTCTCGAATAAGCCCTCGTTGCTCTTCTTTGCGTAAGGACGAAGCTGTTTGGCTGGAGTGCGGTACAGGTACTTTTCATCTATCAGAAAGTTAACGAACTTACGCTCAGAGATACCAAGTTCTTTGGCGGTGTCTCGAAGCCCCGTGCATTTATTAGGGCTAACAAACGTGTCGTAGAAATCCGCCTTTGGCTGGGCGACATCGAGCTTTGATTCCAACGCGTTCGTTTTGTCACGCAGTTTAAGAAGCTCTTCTGCAAACGCAAACATGACATTGGGGTCTTTCTGACATTTAGCGAGAAGCTCATCGGTCATGTAGCCGCCCGTCTTACGAATGGCGGGAAGGATATCTGCTGTAACCCAGCGCTTGAAAGCTTTGGCGTTAGGGAGCTTGCTCGAAATGATAAGGCTGTAAAGACCAGACTCGTTGATAATAGCCATTTCCTGTGCTCCACCAAGGGTGTCACATTTCGTTACACCCTTGTCCTCGGTGTCTACATGGTCTATCATTGCTTTGCGTGGATTACTATACCCGAGCACCTCAGCCACATCTTTTCCCACAAACCACGGTTCGCCGTCAATAGTTATAGTGCGGATTTCTCCAAATTCCTCATTGTTAAATACTGTCAGTTCATTCATTTCATTTTCTCCTTATTTATAATGTTAAAATTTGCAGGGAGTCACGTTTGCGTACCCCCCATATATTGTTGTAAAACTTTTCGACATTTTTGTCTGAAAGTCCGCCGCCAACATCCTCGCTTCAATCGAGGGCGTGCTCGCCGACATCCAGACTATCGCTCATTTTTGAGCAACAGGGATGTCGCAATTTGTGACACCCTTATCTTCTTGTCGTAGAACTTTTGCTCATTTTTGAGCTAAAGTATCTTTTCGGTAGTTGAGGGGTGACGCTGAATGAATCGTTCACCGCCGCCAACGATTATCATCTTCGCGAGGTCGCGAAAATGGTCTATAGTCTTATACTCAAGGCGGGCACATTCCCATTTTGGGAACCTGCTCATTTTTGAGCAGGTTCGATTTATAATGGCTAAAACTCAATAATGAATTGTTATCGAGTTTTAGCCAGAGCCCTCATGACCCTCACTACTAATGAGGGTCACTTTTATGTGGGAGGGGTCGATATTATCGACCCCCCGTAATATTTGTTGCCGGGAAGCTATTTGACATTTTTGTCTAACAGCCCCACATCACTTCTCCGCTCTGTACTTCGCCAACGCCGCCGTCGCCTTGCGTTTCTGTTCTTCGGAAATGCTTCGAGCGGCGTTCTTTCTTATAGTAACTGCGGAAGGGATAGCCTTTAGAATCATCCCACACACAGCGCCGTCGTCGTAAACCGTCTGCTCTACAGGTGTCCAGCCTTTACGCAGCGCGGCATTGAAGTCTTTCGGAACGGTGCTGTCCATTACCCAGCCGTCGCCACTTCTATATATGTGCGTCTCTCGCTCACTCACAGATATCTTACTCGTAATCGTCTTCGTCTTTATCTCCATTCTGAACCCTCTCCATCCAATCTTTTAAAAGTGTCCTCATTCTTCTGCTCGGCACATACAGCCATATCTCTTCTCCGCGTCTTATAGCCGATCTCCATATCCACTGCAACATAGTTGAAAGAGCGTACATATCTTGGTCTACCTCTACACCAAATTTCTCATACACACGCCTCTCCGCGACATTCATAAACAGGTTGACGGCGTAGGCGAGATACCTCTTGTTGATATATGAGTTAGTAGCCCTCTCGTTGAAGACGACATAACCCTTGGTGTAACCTCTGCCTTTCACCTTGTTGCAAGCGCTCTTATAGGTTCCCCACATACGCTCGTCCGCCTTGCACCCGCGCCATATATTGTTATAGCAGTTAAATATATGGTCTTTTACTGTCTTAAGTTCGCCGTCCTCACCAGCCTTGCGTCTCTGATACCAATTCATAGACAGCGCATGGGGCGGGTCGCCTATACGGTTGAGCTTTGGCGACTCTATTATATGTATAAGGTCTTTGATGTGTTTAGTGTATTCCGGCACATAATCAACGTTGTCCGAGAAGCGATAAACTCCGTCCCTTAGTGACACACCTATATATGCATAAGGGATTTTATTGGCTTTCATAAAATAGCAAAGGCTTTGCCCGCCGAACAGATAAGTCAGTATAAACACCTCATCAAACGAGGTAAGCAACTCAGGCGACAGCGCCCAATAATAAAGCTTCTCCTTTGACCCATTGTTGAGGCTTATAATGCTATGAGAACGAAGCATCTTCATTTCTTCGGAGAACTTACCCTCGTCATACCATTTACCCGTTGGCAAATATACGCCATTGTCATTCGTCAAAAAGCCTGTAGCCTTGAGCATTTTTACATCAATAGGCTTCAACTGGCTTTCAACAAGAACCTCTAAGCTCTCATCTATAATAAGGGTATACCCGAGTTCCTTTATCTTAGCCAAGGTCTCTCTGGAGTAGCTCTTGAAAGCCACATGAGTAGTGGTAATATTGCGCCCCTTTTCAACAAGAGCAGCCGTATGCTCCGTTTTTCTAAAATGGTATTCACCCAGCTTGTTGCTCGGTTCAACGAAGTGCAGCTCCGGACACCCCTCTTTGATACGATTGCTCTCCGCCAGATACGGCGTTACATAAATAAATTTCTTCTCCTTGTGTTCGTTCATATAGGTAATGGCAGCTTCGGTTTTACCAGCACCCATAATCGCATCGCATACTTTGACGCTAATAATGTTTTCCTCCCTATTTTTTGATTTTAAAACTTCAAATGTCTTAAAGATTTCTACACCCTTTGTATATCAAAGCATCTGAGCACCCCCTTGTTATAAAAACAATATATGTTATGTGAAGGTCACAAGTCCACTAACGTGTCCTTGCTCGCCACATAATTCCGTCTACGGAGTAGGCGGGAGGCTACGCTATACCACCTCGGGAGAAGTTCTCTTCGCAAGCTTCGCTAACTTCTCTTCGGAGATACCGCTGACGCCTCCCTCAAACATCTCCGTAGGCGGGTGGAAGGCTTCGCCTTATTTCTAAAGGAAGACTGCATCCTCGGTTCGCTCCATCTTGAGGCGAACTCAGCAAGCCTTTAACTGCGCTACGCTCCGTTTCCGTTCGCCTTATTAGTGTCGCTCACCTCGGATTTGCCTTGAAACGGCTTACGCCGTAGCCTGTACCACCATGTTATGTATATACCTTACACCCGAGGTTGGCTGATTTACCAAAATCTGAAGGTTAAATTTATGAATAAATTATTAACAGAAGTAGAGGGTAGAAGCTTAGCGCGTAGCGATAAACATAAATAAAAAAAACGCGCCCTTCGGCGCGTAAGACGATCGTACATATATAGAACTTGTAGAAGCTTTCTTCGAAGACGTCAGCCTGTACATACCAACCCTGATGGGTCTATAGGCTTATACCACGGACGAAAGACCGCTCGTAAGGTAGACTTTAGGGATTTTAGCCTGTACCACATCTTTATCTCGGATGCTCGTAGGGGTAACTTTGTGCGTAGAGCGGGCTTTTACCAGTTTTTTTAAAATTTTAAAAAGCACCAATCTACCTGACCTGTAGAAGATACCCTCCACTATGGGCGGGATTTGTGTAGTTCTGAGGGTCTATTTTGACGACGTGTGAGTGGGGTTGATTAACTAAGCGGTTTTTCACGATTATTTTTCTACTATAGGTTTAAAATGGCCCCCTTGCGGGGGATAATCCATAAAGGCGTAATGGTGATATTAAAAAGAAAATAGAGTATCTTCTTTCGAATGAAGGGATTATTTCTTCTTTAAGACCAAATCTATATAGTCCCAATTTAATAAAAGATCTTTCAGAAAAACTGAGAGAACATCACATTGCACACAACCTTTCAGCTGAGTTAGACGTATTGTGGGATAGAATCACATTTGTTTCAACTCACATTTTTAACGAAAATGTTGAAGATATTATTCTTGAAGTTATCTCGACTATGCGAGCAATAAAGGACTCTTCTCATGTGTTAAAAATAAACTTAGTTAAAGACCCAGTTCGAGGGGTAATTTGTGAAAACGATGTTGGAGAGACAGCAGAGTTTGCAACCTTTTTTGTATCATTAGTCTCAAATCTTAAAGATAGATTTACTGTCTATGATGAATATAAAGATGTTTTTCTAAACGAATACGGCGAATACAAAACAATACCGTTAACAAAGCTTTTAAGTAAAAAAACTGGAATCGGATGTCCACATACATATAAGGAATTTCAAAAGAAAATAAAAGGTCAGAAGGTTTATCCTAATCAGCCCTCATCTAGTTTTATGTTCTTCTTTATGAAAAAGTATCGCCAAGCCATTCAAAACGGAACCGCCATTGTTTTGGACGACATGGTCAAAGAATTAGGGGAGAAAAAAATCAAAGATGAAGCACCGGAATCTTTTGATTTATTGTTTAAGATTGCTTATGATGAAAACAAAAATAAAATATTTGTATGTAACAAGGACTTTGGTGCAGTCGGCGCAGGAAGAACAATCGGCAGATTTTCTTCAGGATGGTTTCGGGCAAGTGAAGTTCTTAAAGAACTATCCCAATACAATAGCGCAAGGGACGATTATATAATATGTGATTTAGTATACCTACCGAGGAGACTCAATCTCGGAAATGTAGTTACTTGCTCAAGAGCGAATGAGTACAGTTTGTCGTTTTATCAATATGCTACCGGAAGCCACATCCCTCTTTCTGATATATATGTAATGATTGATCATAATAGGTTTTTTCTTGTTAGCAAAAAATATGGGAAAAAGATCAAAGTTAACACAAACAATTTGCTCTATTACTATGGGGATTCTCCAGAAATCAGGTTTATTAAAGAAATTCAGTTAGATGGAATTATTCATTGGGAAAATGATACATTTAACTTTTTATCATCATTTGATTATATGCCAGAAATAAGGTATAAATCGTTTGTGTTAAGACCAGAAACATGGACAATAGTCCCTCCAGAAAATTTTGAAAGTTTTGAGAAATTTGATGATTGGTTTGTTGAAAAATACGGTTTTCTGAGAGGGAAGAATGTTTCGCTTCTATTTGCAGATAACGAGATGATGATAAATTTGAATAATACGCGAAGCAGATACTTGTTGTTTAAACAACACTTAAAAGAAAATGTTTTTACCATAGTGAACTCATATAATACTTTTGAGTTTCCTTATGCAACGGAAGTATCATTATCTTTTATCCGTGACGATATTCAACATCATACAGATAAAGCATGCGCTGGAAAAAATGGCTGCGAGGAGTATTTTGTTACGGACACTTCAAATATGATGACTCTCGGAATTGAATGCATCACAATAAAAATATATGGCTGTGCGGACCCGTATCATTATATAGCCAATATACTTAAAGAATTGATTGAAAAACTAAAAAAAGAGAAGATTATTGATTCTTTCTTTTTCTTGCATTATGCTGATCCGTTGTATCACATTAGAGTAAGGTTCTTTAAGAAAGGGAGTTTTCTCAATATAGGAAGAATAGTCACTCTCTTAAACGAACATGTTTATAATGAGTTTGTTAGTTCGTTCGAATTGGTGCCTTATGAACGAGAGCTTGAACGATATGGAGGTGTGGATTGTATTCTTGTCGCCGAAAAAATATTTCATTTGGAAAGTGAATATGTGATATGCAAACTGTCTAATTGTTCGGATGATCAAAAAGAAAAGCTTTATGTTTTATCCTGTTTGGATTACTTGAAAATGTGGGGGTGGAAGAGATTTGAACAATATGAGTGGTTGGCAAAGTGTACTGATTCCCAAAAATATAGAGCTCAATGGAGGAAAGAACGTAACAACTACAACAAATTACTGTTTAACAAAATAGGAGAAAAAGACACCGAGTTTGAAAAGAAAAAAAGGCTTGCTTTAGAAGAATACAAAACCGTTTTTGCGGGTGACCGTATTGTTCAAGAACGCATATTAGCTGCTTTGTTGCATATGTCGTATAATCGCTATTTCGGAATGAACCATGAAAAAGAAGTTAGACTTCTTTCTTATGCGAAAAACCTGGTTGGTGATATTATTTTCCGAAATAGTGATAAAATAATAACCGGTAAAAAATGCGAAGAAGTAAGTAACTAGATATAGACTTCACTCTGAAGTGATGCACACCCCTAAAATGATTTCGGGTATGGAAAATAAACTGTGTAAATGAATTTCCCACAAAATTTTGACCATACTAAAAATGCAGCCAAACAAGGCAACGCTGAGGAGCGACCCGACGCAGGCTGCGGAATAAAACGGTGAAGAGCAGTAGCAGAAATCGTTATTGAATTGACCCGTGGCTTGTATAGCCCAAATAACTTTCGGGGCGTCTCTGTCGGTACAACGCGCCGCAAACACCTCGTCATTGCAGCAGCTAAGCGGCAGATATGTTATATTATATTCCGGGTCGTATATATCCCGCACGAGAGCGTCGTACACACCTATACCAAGCCCCTTAACATCAAGGACAATATCTGTGCAGTGGAATTGCTCGTACAACCTCCGTATACGCAAAGCTAAGTCATTAGTATGGAGTCCCTCGTGATTCTCTGTATAGATAAAGTTGCTTATATATCTATTTTGCGAATTGGGAATAGCTCTGTTTATCCATATAGAAGCGGCGTCGTTATTTTGCTTCTTAGAAGCCAACAGCGCAACGTCGGCAGAGAGAACACGACGCTCATTAAATGCAAGCGGTGGTATCTTCTGTTTATAATTAGGTATAAGAGAGCTGATATAGTCGGGATATAGGGCTTGCTTTATCTGACGAGTTTTAGCTATATCGTCGTAGGAGAACAGCGAACCGTCCGTGTCTCCGAACCACAAACATTCCATTTCCATGCCAAAGGTCGTTTCTGACTGGTCGCCTTCGGAAAGCTTGTCCGCTATCTGATTCTTGTCAAGCAGGTGCTCTTTTATCGAAAGCTGATAGGGAAGCCCGCAGGTAAAATATTTGCGTTGATCATCACTCATATTCTTCGCGTATGCCTGAAGCTTGCCGAAAGACCAATGTGACTTATACCATGCAGACGAGAGATAAATTTCTTTGTTTCTCTCCGTTAAATGTGCATATTTGGGATTGTTAAGATATCCCGGACTTCTCGGAGCCGTCAAAAATCTTTTGAGAACCGTTTGCATAATAGTAAGCGGTATCATGCGAAACTCATCGCAGATATTAATATTAGCTCTGTTGTGTCGAGCTTCATCGTTTGCAGTTACGACGAATATACGGGATGTGTTCCTAAACACAATCTCCGCTTTGGACTGATTTATTGTTATGCCCTTCGGCTCTATCTCTAACTGAAGATTAGCGGAGTTGGGCATAAGAATCGTTTGTATTTTTGTTAAGACCTCGACGGACTGTCCACGGGTCTTAGACGCAATACAGATAGCTGTACCGGGGTACAAAATACAACGCACACAGCAGAACACGGCGACCAGAAAGGTTTTTCCCTGACCTCTTGCTGCGATGTACATTGTATGGTCGTACCAGTTCATCATATACAGGATTATCTGCTGAAAAAGCTTAAGCTTGATATTAAGATAATCCAAGCAGAAACGGTGAGGATTAGCCCTATAGAACGAACACCATGCATTCACGCCATTCATAATTCGTTTAGCCTTATCGTTGGCTAACTCGCGATCGCTGAGCTTATTCCGTGTCGCCATAATCTTCACCGTCACTTATAATGGCGTCCAGCAGTGCGTCGTCGTCACCCTCGTACTCAGGCATCTCGACACGATACTTCGCCATCTCTTCCTCGTAAGCGGCACTGTATTTGTTCTGAACACCAACCATCTTGCAAAGATGTCCAAGGAAGTACACCGTGATATATTTACGAATGTTATCAACATCCTGCCACTCAGGGAGAGGCTCGGAAATTGGACGCTCATTCTCCCACTTCTTGATAAGAGTACCGAAGGTGTTTTGCTCAACCATAGCCTTTTCGTTATTCTGACTTAGCTTTAAGTTTGCTGTGCCGAGGAGGTCTTGAAATACCTTAAGTGCCTCCACAAGCTTCATAGACCCCCTTGCCTTGCTGAGCTTTTAGAATATTGAGCTGAGCGATACACAGGTTTTTGAAGACCTCTTCCTGCGATTTAGTAGAACACTCATGCCGCGAAGTCCAGCCATCATATTGCTCCTGAAGAAACTTAAGCTCTTCGGGCTCGAATCCGCCACCGAAGAACGCCAAGGTCTTCTGCTTTATTTTGATTTCAGAACTATTGTTCTTTAAATCCTCTACGTCATTAATGACAGTTTCCTCATCGCGTATAGTATCGTCGTAAGTTTTACCTTGATAACAACGCAAGGACATTTTAGACACATATGAGCTCATACGGCTGAACGACGCCGAACTCTTCTCAGTTGCATCGTATATCCTTTTCGAGAAATACCAGTCGAACTTCTGGCATAGACGCTTCGTCGCCTCCATCTCTGAACCAAGTTCGTCGGTATACAATTCAAACAGCTCCTCGACGCACGAGCGACACACGGGGATAAATCCGTCGTTGCCAACATGAATAGGGGATTGCGATCTATAAAAGTTACCAGTAAGTTTAGTATATTTTTTGCCGCACATGGTGCAGTAGAACTCGGTTCGACCGTTGGACGACGCGGGCTTTTTCTTTTTCTTTGAGGTCGATTTAGAGCGACCTATTGAGTTTTGAGCTATATTACCCACATCCTTTACATATAAAAATAGCGCCCCTATACGGGACGCAAAAAGTTAAATTGGCGGCGCTTGCAGGATTTGAACCTACACTATCAGAGCCAAAATCTGATGTGCTGCCCTTACACCAAAGCGCTGTATTGCAGGACTCGGGCGGATATCGCTTGCATAATACCCGCCCAAAGTTCTGCTTAAGGAGGAATGAAATTTTGAAGCCGCTTGCAAGCAGCCGACAAAATGGAGTTGTCTAATTGAACCGCCCATATGGGCGGTATTTGTAAAACTAAGGAAACGTCGTAACGCTTCCTATACAAAGGCGAATGAGCCTTTTGATAACCTAAGTTAAAATCCAAGTCACGTCTTTTCGTCAGCCATCGTTTTACCGTCCGCAAACTTGTGCGCCCGATTCGTCCCGGAACGCCCGATACTTAACTTCTCGCGCTTGGATTTTTGGAGCATCCTGCGTGACTCGAACACGCAACCCGCTGCTTACAAGGCAGCCGCTCTACCATTGAGCCAAGGATGCATATACTCGGATTTGATATCGCTGGGACACATCATAGAGAGGTGCGGATAGTCTGACGTACCGAGCTTGTGGCGCAACCCCACACGTCCCCGCTGTACACACGGGATATTGGTTGCGGAGACGGGACTTGAACCCACGACCTTTAGGGCATGAACCTAATGAGCTACCAACTGCTCCACTCCGCTATATAAAACAACAGCAAGCAAACCGTCTAACAATTGTCTAACACCATTATTATTTAGCGATTTTTCGCACCATGCGAACCGTTTATTAATTGCGTTATATAGGTAAAATCACGGCTTTACACTGCATGGAATCGAATGACACTGTTTGATATTCGCGTCACAACCATTGTTAACCGCAGGGTCGTTGGTTCGAGTCCAACAGGGGGAGCCAGGAAAAAGCACTTGCATTTGCAGGTGCTTTTTTTAACGAAATAAATCCCTTTCGGGATTTGTGAAATGCCCTGCGGGCGTGAAATACGCCTGCGGCGTGTGAAATCGCTTCGGCGGCGGCACGCGAAATAAAGAGTGGGTAAAAATTATAGCATCCGTTTTGAACATTGAGCTTTTGCTTCCCGAGGTTGAACACGGAGCCGTTTTGGGTGCCGCGCTCTTAGGCGCGCGAGCTTGCCTGCCGGATGACGGATATGAGCGGCTGAAAAGCAGCGTTAAATCAAGCTATACCCGCATTTTGCCGGATGATAAGCTCGTGAAATACTACGGTGAAAAATACTCAAAATGGTCGGAGCTGTATCCCAAAATCAAAGAGTGATATACGAGTCCGATAAAATAAAAAATCAAGGCAGATGTATAATCTCTGCCTTGATTTTTTTAGCATTGATAAAAGCTTGCTCGGTTTATTAAGCGCTGAATGTCCGCGAGCTTGGATGTCGCTTATATTATTCCAAGCTCAACAAAATCACATCGTTTGTCTCAATGGTCAGTTTTACAATTGTTGAGCCGCCGCTTGCCGAAAACGGAATCTCTTCCGCTTTCAGGGCAGTTTTTGCTTTTATTTCCGCCACCTGACTCTTTGTCAGGATATCCGGGCTGCCGAGAGCCTCCCACTCGGCTTTTGGGTTGCAGTGATTGTTGTCTATAATTTGCGCCGTTACCGATTTTGCGGAAATGTTTATTTCAACTTCAATTTCCGTTTTCTCGGATTTGCCGTAATCATTATCCTGCGCATATATCAGCACCTGAACATTTTTTCCGTCGGTAAAAGCGGCGTATTCTATGTCGGAATTGCGGCTTTCGGGCAGGACGAGCCTGCTTTTGTGTAATCGAGAAAGAATTTTAAATGCCCAGAAGTTCGGTTTAGGTATGCCGCAGTTGCTGATAAGTCCGAATCCGCCGTGAAACGGCGTGCCGAGCATGAACTGTTCTTCGTAGATATCGGAACAGCACCAGAACATTGTCCCCATAAGCCGGGAATCGGCATCCACACAGGTTTTTACAATAAAGGCTGCGGAGTTCTTCTCGTCATGAATGGGCGAAGCGAATACGGCCATGCTGTTCCATTCGGTGATTATGAGAGGTTTGCCGTTCGCCTGCTCCAAGGCTTTTTTGTCGAGCTCATTCAGAACGCCCCTGCGCCATGTTTTGTAGATGTCCGGACGGAAGAACATTTCTTTCATCGTTTTTGAAAGCCCGATTTTATTTTTTGCCGCGTTTTTGGCGATATTCATCATCCTGAAAGCGTCTTTTGCGGAAAAGGTGTTTCCGAAAGCGTCGCCGGGATAGTGATGCGTCGAAATGAAATCGCAGGGAACATCATTTTTGCGGCAATATTCAGCAAAATCTTCTATCCACAGGCAGGCTGATGATGACGGACCGCCGACGCACAAGTTGCTGTTGACGGACTTTACCGCCCGCGCAGTAGAAGCGTAGAGGCTGAAATAGTCCTTCTGACTGCCTTTGAAGAAAATGGCGAGGTCGGGTTCATTCCATACTTCAAAATACCAGCTTTCAATCTCTTCGCTGCCGTAATATTCCGACAGGAATTTAATGAATTTCTTTATGAAATCCACCCATTTGTCCATCGATTTCGGGCGGGTTATGTTGTTGAGATAGCGTATTCCGGTTTTCTTTCCGCTTGCGAGTGCGCCGGGCATAAACGAGAGCTCAACAAACGGTTTCATTCCGCAGGCAAGAACATTGTCAAAAACATCGGCAATTTGTTTGAAATTTATCTCATCTATCTTGTTTGAAAACGGCACAGCGGCAAAAGGCTTGTAATCCGAGAGCCGCTGAAAACAGAGCATATCGTCATCAAATATGCCGTGAAAGCGAATATATTTCATGCCGAGCTCATCGTGAACGAGCTTTACATGGCCGCAAACATCCTTTCTGTGCAGCTGGAAGGCATGATCGTTGCCGACTCCGAACTGCCAGGAAAAATTAGTAGGAACGGTTTTTGCGTTTTTATTTACTGTGATTTTCAT